TAATAACCCGTTCCGAAAAGAAGAGAACGTCTCTGGACTAGTACATTAACGAAAACAGAAAATATGCAATCCTTCAGCAATATGAAAGAATTCGCTACAACAATAGCCAGCGCAGCCCGTGACCACTATGTGGTAACCGGAGCTGTCGTTGTTGGTAGCGTCTTAGTACTAAATCGTTCCACCGTCAAACAGTGTGGAACGTATGCAAGGCAGAGCTTGGAATATTCGCGTCAGACAATTGGCGCTCGAATCCAAACTACGCTATTTCGCTTGTTTAGTAGCAAATTGAGTCAAGATAATCGCATTACCTTCAAAGAGTGCAGTATTGATACCCATATGCACCACACCACCGTCAAAACTCACAGCCATCCGCAAGCGGCTGCTGTGAGGTGCAAAGCCAATACATATATCCAAGGCTTTGCTGATATGATAGGGCGGCAGTTGTACTCAATTCAACCATCAGCTACAGACACCCGCTCCATGCATGCCTCAGGTGATATTTATCATGCCAAAGATTTACAGCATGATTTTGAACAAACAAAGCTCACGTCAAAGCATCTCATTAAATTGATTGATGTTGATTACTATGTCAATATGCCACAATTATTACGTGGTAATGACGTGGTTATGTACAGTTTTGTTCCTGAGTCAATTGCCGGCCAAGTCGACGATGCTACGTTTACAGTCAACCATTTTAACGAGGTTGTTACGCATGTGAACGGTGGTGCAACATATTGCCATAAGGTATGGAATTATGATGTTGACCATCTGCTCGTCGATCATTGGTGGGGGACCACATTATATCTAGTGGAACAAAAGCAAATAGCGCCACACAGGCGAATTATTTATTTTAATCACATCCGAAGTGTCTACGGACCTTTGGCATGGTTGTTACCTGGTGAGCGTCTTCGACGCATGGTTTACTCCCATGGCATATTTAACCATGTGCGTGTGATTAAGAATGATGCCGATGGACAGTGCAATGTGTGGCACTCCATCGGAATACCCGATGCACATGTTAGTTGTACGATATTGGATAAAACTCTCATATCTGCACAACTGCGTGTAGCACATTCCACGAAACCTCAGATCAGTGACGTGGAAAGGATATTGCGCAATGACGATTGTAAAGAGTCAGTTGTCAGCGCCACCATTCTCTACACCGCTCTAACGAGCGGTGTGGATATATTCGCTCTGCGTCGCAAAGATAAGATAACACCTACCCTGACGTCTGATTCTGTCAATTATCAGACATTAGGGCCTCTTGTCACTGAAGACGGCAAATCTGTGTTACGAGCTCTGCACCCACCACTTGCATTAGGCGCCATGTCACCGCAACGATCACAAAATAATGATCAAGCGTGTGTATCCGGCCGAATCGCTGCAGTGACCAACCAGGTCACCCAATACCCACCATTTTATTGGATGTGTTTACACGAGTTTGTGAATCTACTAATACCAGATGACAAACTTGGATGTTTTGTACCTAGTGACTATGAGAAACAATTCTCAGAGTTGAAACGACCCAACCAACGGACGTTTGTTCAAAACATCAAACACATAATGTTCCACGATGATAGTTGGAACGTTAAATCCTTTCAAAAGGCTGAAGCGTATGGGAAGATCACGTCACCGCGTAACATATCAACGTTGCCAATCCCACACAATTTTAGATTGTCCCAGTTTACTTATACATTAGGAGACTATCTGAAAGAGCAACATTGGTATGCATTCGGAAAACATCCAAGAGCACTTAGTCTTGAAATGCATGATAAGTTTGTCAATGCAACTTACCTAGTGCCAACTGATGTGAGTAAGAATGATGGTTCCACCGGATACATCCACAGCGCATTAGTGATGATGGTCTATATGCGTGCATTTGATGCAAACTACCACTCTGAGTTAAGACGTTTATTACGCAAAGAGCAGCATGCCAAAGGCATAACAAATACTGGATTGAGGTATGATGTTGATTACAACACCCTCTCCGGTTCACAGCTCACTTCTCAGAGGAATAGTTTGATAAATGCTTTCTCAAATTATGTCGCTCTCCGACACAAACATGAACCAGTGGATGCTTATAACAACTTAGGCATCTATGGCGGAGATGATGGCATAACAGCAGACATTGACCCGAAGACACTTGAAAATGTCTTCGGGAAAATGGGAATGCTATTGAAAGCAAAAGTTCAACCAGCAATAGCACCTATAGACTTTCTCGGACGAATATATCTCGACCTCACTACAACGCACCATAGCATAATCGATGTTAATCGCCACATGATAAAATTACATGTCACAGTTAACCCCGAGAATGTTCCAAGATCGGTTACGTTGTGGAATAAGGCGAAGTCCTACTTGGTCACGGATAGCGAGGTACCTGTAATATCAAACTGGGCCAACATGATCCTTCGTGTTGTTGCTCCACCCTCAGAAGAAGAAGAACGTCGCTGTTACCGCTTCAGAGAAGAATATTATTGGTCCAACTTCCACGCTCCATTTGACCAGGATTTCAACGAGGACATCGTCCGTGATATCATCTGCACCAACTTAGCCGTAGACCCTGCTGAGCTGGATGCTATTTGCGCTAAACTAGACAGCATACACACAGAATTTCAACTCATGTCGATGAAGCCTCTAATCGACCGCGAAGTTGTCGTTGAGTTACCAGCAGCTGTTGGCGGACTCATAGCTGGATCAGATCTAGTAGTGGATGATAAATCAAAGCATTTGGCGGCCGTAGGTGTTGCAGCAAAGCACATTAAACGAACGCCGCCACTTAGCAAGGTGCAACTTGCGACTGCAAACCGCGTGCAAAAGCATGTGGCTGCTGTCATTGGTGAACCAGTGACTCCAAAGCCACCAACACGCGCTCTTTGTAAGTATGTTGTCATGGGCAGAAGATGCAAACGTCCAGCCTGCGAATACAACCATGACATGCACCGCGTCCCTGCGCCTGGGACTAGGCTTAATAATAAGCCTCAATCGGACAAAGTTCCGAACACGAACG